TTATCCACGATCGCTTTAACTGTTTATTTCACCCGCTGGTCGGTACGCCGCCGGTGTTCGCCTCGGGGCTCGCGTCGATGCTCGGCCTCAACGCGCAAAAAACCTCCGCGCTGCTGTTCGAGAATGATTCAACGCCCGGTGGCCTTTTGATATTACCCGGCGAAGTCAAGAAAGAAGAGGAAGACCGATTCAAGGCGGAATGGGAACAGCGTTTCTCGCGCGTCAATCGCGGCCGCGTCGCGGTGATGACCGGCGGGGCAAAGTACGAGAAAATGGCAATGACGGCGGTGGAAGGCCAGATGATCGAGCAATTGAAATGGTCGGCCGAGGTGGTCTGCAGCGTCTACCATGTGCCGCCATACAAGGTCGGCGTCGGCGTGCTGCCGACTTACAACAATGTGCAGGCGCTTAACGTCGAATATTATTCGCAGGCGCTGCAATCGCACATCGAGGAAATAGAGGAAGTGCTCGACGCGGCACTCGGCATCGGCGTCGGCGAAAGTCTCGGCACCGAGTTCGATACCGACAACCTCTTGCGCATGGATACCGTAACGCAGGTCACCGCCATTCGCGATGCGGTCGGCGCCGGCGTAATGACTCCGAACGAGGGCCGCGGCAAGCTCGATCTCAAGCCGGTCACCGGCGGCGACAGCCCGTTCCTGCAGCAACAAAATTATTCACTTCAAGCGCTCGCCAAACGCGACGCGCAGGCCGACCCGTTCGCACCGGCCACGCCGCCAGCACCGCCGCAGCCGCCCGCGCAGGCCAAGCCGGCCGAGCCGGCGCCGAAGCCCATTCCCGCCAAGAATATCGCGCAGCAATTCACGCTGGCATTGCAGGCGATACATCGCGAGGCCGCATGATGGATGACAACGACATCACCGAACTGGCCAAGGGCATGGTGCCGTTCGTGCGCGACTGCGTCGCCGAGGCCGTCACCAAGATCGCGCTGCCGCCCGAGCTCGCCGGACAGGTCGCTCTTGCCCTGCGCCTGCTGCACGAGTCGCCGCCGCTCGAACAACGAGAGCCCGGCAACTCGTAAATGTCGCAGCAGATTATCAACATCGACGAACTGCCGCATGACGATGCAATCCGTATCTCGTTCGATAAGTGCAATAACAACTTCACCGAGCTTTATGACGATGTCGACGAGCTGAACGGCCGCATCGATCACCTTCGGATTCCGGGCGGCGGCGGCGGTGGAGGCGGCGGCGGAAGCGGCGATGGTGGCGGTGAGCAAGGCCCGCCGGGACCGCCTGGGCCGCAGGGGCCGCAAGGTGATCCTGGCGCAGCAGGTGCGACCGGATCACCAGGACCAAAGGGCGATCAGGGCGATATCGGACCGCAAGGCCCAACCGGCGCCGATAGCACGGTGCCGGGTCCGCAGGGACCGACTGGGGCAACTGGTGCGCAAGGGCCGCCCGGAACAGCCGGAATACAGGGACCGCAGGGTGAGCCGGGCGCGTCGGTCAGCACATTCGAATATACCTACAACACCGGCGGGGAGCCGCCTGGCAATGCCCAGGTGCGGCTCGACAATACCAATCAAACTGCGGCGACCAAGGCGTGGGTCGATGACGATGATGCCAACGGAGCGGCGGTCCGTAATTACATCTCGGGGATGAAGTCCGGCGATCTGTTTTACATCCAGGACAAGACCGACAGCACCATCGCCCAGGAATACACGCTGACTGCCGATCCGGTGATGAAGACCGGATACAGCGAGTTAGCGATTGTTTGGAATAGAGGTGGGACAGCGCTGTCGAACAACCAGCGCGCACTCATCAGTATTGCGCGGCGCGGTCCTGCGGGACCGCCCGGTGTTGTTTCGGCGAGTGCGCCACTCAACTACAACAGCGGCACGCAGAACATCTCGATCGACCTGTCGGCCTATGCAGGGCTGGCATCGCCAACCTTCACCGGCGATCCAAAGGCGCCGACGCCAGCAACCGCTGACAACGACACCTCGATCGCGACTACAGCCTATGTCCAGGCCCAGGGTTATCTGACATCGGCGGCCGCTGCTGCTGCCTATCAGCCGCTCGATGCCGACTTGACCGCAATCGCGGCGCTCACCGGCACCAATACGATCTATTATCGCTCTGCCAGTAACGTTTGGTCACCTGTCGTTGTCAGCACTGGGCTGGCGTTTTCCGGCGGCAATCTGACCTCGACTGTGACCGGCGGCGCACCGGTCGGTGCGGAGTACATTACATCAACGGCTGACGCGACGCTGACCGCCGAGCGCGTGCTGACTGACACCGCAACCGTGACGTGGGACAGAACGACAGCAGGGCAAATCAAAGCAACTGCCGTGAGTGGCGGCTTTGGACCGCCGCAAGGGCGACTGACGTTGCAAGCGGGATCACCGGTGCTGACCACGACAGCCGCCGGGCAGACAATACTCTATTATTACCCTTATGTGGGAAACCGTTGTCCGATCTACGACGGCAGCAGCTTCACGATGACAAGCATTGGCAACACCGGAATCTCTGCGGCCACGACTGACACAACCACAAACCCGGCCGCCATCGGGGCATCCAAGGTCAATGATTGGTTCGTCTGGAATGATGCCGGTATCATCCGCCTAAGTCACGGCCCCGACTGGACCAGCGACACCACGCGCTCGGCCGGCACGGCGCTAGGAATGGTCAACGGCATTTATCTCAACAACGCATCGATCACCAACGGACCGGCAGCGCAACGCGGCACCTATGTCGGCACTACGCGCAGCAATGCATCAAGTACGTTGGATTGGAAATATGGAACGGCTGCGACCCCGCCAGGAGAGGGTTGGTTTGGCGTCTGGAATGCCTATAACCGCGTGGACGTGGTGGGCTTCACCGGCGAGAGCGCGACCAACTGGACTTATGCTTCGACGACGCCGCATCCGGCCAACAGCCAGAACACGTATCGACATAGCTTCGTGGTTGGTTTGAGCGAAGACAGCCTGCTCGGAATTTACTCGACCCACGCCGCGCTCAACACCGTCGGGGGCACCATCGGCATCGGCTATGACTCGACCTCGGTCTTTGCCGCCGCCGGCAGCGCGCAGGCCGCAAGCACCTCGCTGCAGTCGGCGGTGACGGCAGAGCTTGCGATTACGCCGGCGGTCGGCTGGCATTTTGTGCAGGCGCTGGAGGCGGCGACCACCGCCGGCACCGCGGCGTTCTATGGGGCATTTCAGTTGTCCATGTCCAAGCTGTTTAGCTCCTACCGGATGTAGCGCATGGACGCCATCACGCTGCACGACGCCATCGCCGAAGTCTGCCCGGTGGTGTCGACATCGGTCGGCAAGTCCGATGACCGGACGACGTGGTCATTCATTGCGGCCGACAACGCTACGGCGCCGCAGATCGATGCTGGCAACAATGTCATCTCCACCATCCCGATTGCGATCAAGACGACACTTGCGAGCAGCGAGTTCCTTGGCCGCTTCACGAACGCAGAGTATCGCGCTGCGACTGCGACCACGTGGCGGCAGACTGCGGGCAACGCCAAGAACTGGGATGTCGTGGTCTTCGATCCGTCAATCAATTTGAACAAGAAAAAAGTAACGACATTGAAAACCTCGCTCGTGGCTGACGGCATTCTGACGCAAGCGCGCGCCGACGACATCTTTAGCTAGGACGTTAACCGATGATCCCCGCGCCACAGTACACGCTGACCGAGGGCTTCGGCGTTTGCCTTGCCATGTGCCATCGCGCCTTGGCCGAGGTTCGAGCGCTCGCGCGCATGCCAGGACCGCCGGGCGATACCGGGCCGGAAGGCAAGCGCGGGCTGCAGGGCGAGCGCGGCGAGAAGGGCGAGCGCGGCGAAGCGGGCCAGCCAGGCGCAATGGGGCCGCCTGGCGTTGAGGGCAAGAACGGCGAACGCGGCCAGAAGGGCGAGCCCGGCCGCAATGCCGCCGATCTGACATTCCTGCAGGACTATGCCACCGAGCAGGTCGGCCGCGCGCTCAAGACCGCGACCGTCACCACGCTGGATGGCGGCCGCACTTTGCGCTGGGTGATCGGCGACACCGTGCATGAGATCAAGACCGCCATCGTGCTCGATGCCGGGGTGTGGAAGGAAGGCGCGAGCTACGTCCCCGGCGATGGCGTCACCCTCGGTGGATCGTTCTTCATCGCCCAGGCCGAGACCGCAGCCAAGCCCGGCAAGTCGGACGACTGGCGCCTTGCCGTCAAGCGCGGCAGCGACGGCCGCGACGCGCGGACGGACGAGAAACGCGCGCTCGAGCCGCTCAGGTTGAAGTGATGCATTCCATCCTCGAAATTCTCAGCGAGTCGACCGACAGCGCCGGTCCCGACCTGATCAGCCTCGACGACCTCAAGATCGCGCTCGAGATCGAGGGCACCGCCGAGGATGCCGCGCTGCAGGCCGCCATCACGATGCAGTCACGCATCATTGCAGAAAATTGCAAACGCCGTTTCGGCCTGGCCGAGGCGCTCGAGACTTTCACCTTCGATCGCAACGAGAACATGCTGCCGCGGCAGGCGCTGACGCTCTCGCTTTATCCGGTGGTCGAAATCGCCGAGGTATCGGCCGCGGGCGCCACCGCCGCCGACTACGACTTCGATCCCGACAGCGGTCGGCTGTGGACCAGCGGATGCTGGGCCGAGACGGTGGTCGCCGTGCTCTATAGCGGCGGCTACGACCTGCCGGAACAGGCGCCGGCCCGGCTGCAGCAGGCGGTGATCCAGGCGGTGAACGAGGGCCGCACGTCCGGCACGCGCGATCCCAGCATCCGCGAGGTGCAGCATGGCGATACCCGCATCAGCTATTTCACCTCGTCGCTGTCGACCGCATCATCGGGCTATCTGTCGGCGCCCGTGGCAAACCTGATCCAACCCTACCGGCGCCTGTATGTCGCGTGAGCCTGCATTCTGGTCGGTCGCGCGCGAATGGCCGGGCGAGACCGTGTTCATCATCGGCGGCGGGCCGTCGGTGCTCGGGGTCGATCTTGATGCCCTGCGCGGCCGCCGGGTGATCGTGATCAACTCGAGCGTCTACAAGATGCCATGGGCGGATATTCTCTACTTCGGCGACTGGCGCTGGTGGAACGAGTCCGACAACCGGGCGGCGGTTGCGAGCTTCCGCGGTCGCGTCGTCACTGTCTCGCGGCTGGTCGCGGAAGATAAGAAAGTGCTGGTCTGCCGTGCCGCCAAGCCGCCGGGATTGGCGCAGCAGCATGACAGTCTGATGCAGAAATGGACGTCGCTGACGGCGGCGACCAACCTGGCGGCGCATCTGGTCGGGCCGGGCGGTACCATCGTCTGGCTCGGCGCCGACGGCAGGCTGACTGCTGACGGCCGCAGCCACCATCACCCGCCGCACCGCTGGCCGCACCGGGCCGGCTGTTACGACAAGCAGCACGCCGATCTGGTGACCATCGTGCCGTCGCTGCGGACGCTCAAGATCACGGCTTACAATGCCTCGCCGGGAACGGCGTGGGCCGATCTGCTTCCGGTCATCAGCCTGCAGGACGTCCTTGAACGACGCGCCGCGTAAGCCAGTTCTGATCCGCGGCATGTGGGGCCTCGGCGACAACATCTTCTCGCGCCCGTTCGTGCGCGCGGCAGCGGAACAGTACGAGATCCATCTCGAGACGCCGTGGCCCGAGCTCTACGCCGATCTCGACATCAAGTTCGTGCGCGGCGGGCGGCGGCTGCGGACGCAGCAGAAGAACATGGCGCGGCAACCGGCCGGTTTGTGGTGGTCGCCACCGTTGCCGTCGATGCGCGAGATCAAGGTCGGCTACTTCGATCTGGCCTCGCGCTCGATCATCCGCTCGCTCGAATGCCGGTGGGCGGCGCTGAAGGTCGGCTTCGATCCGGCACTGTTCGATCTGCCTGAGATGGGGCCATCGCCGGTCAAGTCGAAGCGGCCGATCGCGGTGATCCGGCCGGTGACGGTGCGCAGCGAATGGCGCAACGAGGCACGCAATCCGCGGCCGGAATATATCGCTGACCTGGCCCGCGAGTTGATGCCGACGCACACCGTGGTCGCGGTCGCCGACATCGCCGCCGGCGAGGAATGGGCGGTGGGCGAACTGCCGCCGGCGCATCGCTATTTCGTGTTCGGCGAGCTCGCGGTGCGCGAGCTGCTCGCACTGGTGCGGGACGCCGACATCGTCATCGGCGGCGTCGGCTGGATCGTGCCGGCCGGGCTCGCGCTCAAGGTCAATACCTTCGTGGTGCTGGGCGGCCATGGCGGCCACAACGCACCCGCCAAGATCACCGACCCGCGGCTCGATCTCAGCCGCATCGGCTTCGCCATCCCGGAGAAGTTCTGCAAATGCACGAACATGTTGCACAACTGCGACAAGATGATCGCGGACCCGATCGGGCAGTTTTCCCGCTGGTGGCGCAGTTCTCGCGCCGCAGCCTGACCTGGTGGCCCGAGCTCGGCATCGGCTATTACCCGGTCGAGGCCGCGCTGGCACCCTACGACCAGGACTATTTCGACAGCTTCGATCGCAATGCGCAGACCGACCTCGGCCGCGCGCTGATGCAGGCGCGCTGCAATTTCGTCGAGCAGCATTACCGCGGCACGCTGGTCGATGTCGGCATCGGCTCGGGCGCATTCATCGAACAGCGGCGCGAGCGCGGGCGCACGACCTACGGCTTTGACGTCAATCCGGCCGGCATCGAATGGCTCGCGCAACGCAAACTGCAGGTTGATCCCTATCTGGTCTTGTCCGATGCGGTCTCGCTCTGGGACGTGCTCGAGCACATCCCGGATTTCCAGCCGCTGCTCGCCAACGTGCGCGAGTGGCTGTTCCTCTCGCTGCCGATCTTCCGCGACGCCGCGCATGTGCTGGCCTCCAAGCATTTCAAGCCGGACGAGCATTGCTGGTACTTCACCCGCGACGGGCTGGTGGTGGCGATGAACCTGTGCGGCTTTGCGCTGGTGTCGGAAAGCATTGTCGAGACCGAGCTCGGCCGCGAGGACATCGGTACGTTCGCGTTCCGCAGGGAATGGCGATGATCGACTACAGCGCGGACCTCTATGACCCGGTGTATGCCGAGATCGGCGTGCCGGCGACGCTGACCGCCGTCGGGACCGCGGGCGAGGTCGCGATCACCGTGATCGACGATACCCGGCCGAAGATGCAGGCCAGCGGCAGCGTGGAGGTGCGCAGCGTCGGGCCTGGCGCTTATGCCCGCATCCCCGAGCTTGCCGGCAATGGCATCGCGCGCGACGACTACCTCGACGCCGTGCTGTCCTTCAACGGCCGCACCTGGGTGGTGCGCTCCTACGAACTGCGCGGCAGTCCGAACGGCGAAGACCTTGGCGAGGTCCGATTCCTGCTGAAGGCGATCGAGTCGACCAATGGCTGACGTTCGCGAGGACATCCTGGCGCGGCTGCTCGAGCTGGTCGGCACCATTCCGAACATCCGCTCGGCGCATCGCAACAACGTCGACATCACCGAAGATCAATTGCCGGCCGCGCTGGTGCTCGATGGCGACGAGGAATCCGACGGCGCCGGTGACGTGTCAATGAAGCAACCGCATCGGCCCTACAACGTGCAGATGACACCCGAGATCATTATCGCGCAGCAGGCCGATGAAGTCGGCTCCGATCTGAGCACGCTGCGGCGCGAATTGATCAAGCGGGTGCTGACCGATAGCGAGCTCAACGAGCAAATCGTCAAGACCGGACGCCACGGCAACGGCGCAATTCGCTATCTCGGATGCCAGACCGATCTCGGCTGGATGCGTTCGCTGCATGGGGCGCTGCGGGCGCAGTTCTTGTTCAAGTACACGCTCCGGCCCGACGATCTCTAGAAAGGAGAACACCACCATGCCTACGTCACCCAACGTCCAGAACTACCACATTGGCAAAGGTATCGTTTCGTTCAAAGAGGCCGGCTCGGCGACCTTTATTGATCTCGGCAATGCGCCATCGTTCGTCTACACGCCCAACGTTGAGAAGAAGGAACATTTCTCCTCGCGCGAGGGAATAAAGACGAAGGATTTCACCGCGATTACCCAGATCAGTGCAACGATCAAAGTTACGCTCGACGAAATCACACCCGAGAATCTCGCAATGTTTGCGCTGGGGGATTTGGCCAGCGATGGCACCATAACAGGACTGACGAAGACCGAGTTCACCGGCACGCTCAAGGTCGTGGGCACCAACGACATCGGCCAGCATGTTGGCTGGACTGGCGACATATCGTTCGTGCCTTCTGGCGACTTCAGCTTCATAACTGATAGCGATGATTTCTCAACGCTCGAACTCGAAGCTGAGGTGCAGAAAGCCGTCGATGGCTCATTCGGCACCTGGACGGTCGAGGAACCAACGGCGTAGGAACACATCATGGCAGACCTTTTGGATATCGCACCATCGACGGCGTGCGAGGTCGTCAAGATCGACGGCAAGCGGATCATCGTGCGAGGTGTTTCCGTCGATGCCATCGCATCCTTTGTTGCCCGGTTTCCCGAGTTGAAATCACTTGTCAATGGTGAGGGTGGCGACATCGTTTCGCGTCTGATTGCGGGATGCGGCGCTGCAGTTGGGCCAATCATCGCGGCCGGAGTTGGCCATCTCGGAGATGAGCAATACGAACAGCGCGCCGCAACGCTGCTGCCCGAGCAGCAGATCAAGTTTATCAGAGCAATCTTCGGACTAACATTCCCAAACGGGATCAGCTCCTTCGTGCAGGAATTGACGAGCCTGATCGGCGGGGCAAACGAAACAGCAAAAGTCGTCAAAGTACGCTTGAGGCGCTCGCCCTCAATCTCACCGCCCTCGTCCGACGAGGTTTCCCGCCCGACTATGCAATGAGGCTGACGCCGCGGCAGATCGCGGCCTATCTCGAATTCAGCGACAAGATCGACAGTATCGAGCGCGAATACGATCTGATGATCGCTGCGGTCGGAGCACAGGGGGATGACGAGACGATCGCGAAGATGCGCAAGGAAATCAATCGATGAAATTAGAGGTCAACGTCGACCAGTCGGCCTTGCTCAAGCTGGTCCGTGACAAGCAACGGCCGATCGCGACTGCAGCGGTTGCGGCCTTGCGCGAGACCGCCGCCGGTGCAGTCGAGGAAGGGCGCCGCAACATAGCGGGTGCCGGAAAGTTCGGGCCGAAGTGGCAGCAAGGTCTGCAATTTCGGATGCAAAAGACAGCAGGCGGCGAGCCGTCGGCCATCATCTTCCATAAGTTCGGCTTCGCCGGCGTGTTCGAGCACGGCGCGACAATTGCTGGCAAACCGTTGCTGTGGATACCAACCACACCCGGCGGGCCGCGTGCCAGCCGATCGGGAAAGAAACTGGTCTCGGCCACGGTGCGCGGCAAGCCGATGCTGTTCGACGCCAATGATCGCGACCGCGACCGCAAGCCGCTCTATATCGGTGTGCCGTCGGTTCGCATCCCGAAGAAGTGGCGCATAACCGAGATCGTCAAGGAACACGCGGCGAAGATCGCCGACCTGTTCCGCAAATATCTCAAAGATTAGCAAGGCCATGGCAGATAAAATATCGGTCCAGATCGCGCTCGAGGGCGGCGATCAGGTTGAGAAGCAACTCACCGGCATCGGTAAGGCCGGCGAGACGATGGCGGCTGGAATC